CCGGCACCGACGAGGGCGGCCAGGTGCAGGATCACGGCGACCCAGACCGGGAGGAATGCGTAGCCGATGGCGGCCGCCAGGGTGATGAGCACACCCGCGGCCACGAGGGTGATGGCTCCGAGGGTGATGATCTTCCAGGGGGCCTGCTGGAGCAGGTAGAGAGTGAGGGCTTCCATTACCACTTCCTGATGGAGGGCCGGCCGGTGACGTTGAACCAGCGCCGGCCGGAACGGATTTCGCGGATGGTATTCAGGGACACGCCGTAGTTGGCGGCGAGTTCCTTGACCGAATAGCCGTCCTGCAGGAGGGTGTCGATCTCCATCACCTGGTCATCGGTGAGGGGGGTGCGGGCTCCGGGCTGGAACGCCGCCCCGGTCACGGTCCCCCAGTTCCGGCCGGTGCCGATGGCACTGACGGACTGCTGGGAGATCCCGTAGTCGTCGGCAATGGAGGGGCCGGCTTCGCCGTCCAGGATGCGCTCATAGATGTCCAGGACCTGGTCCCGGCTGAGTACGCCCATCACTCCTTGCCTTCCATGTGGAGGCGGTCCCCCCGCAGGAGGGCCACCAGTTCGGAAACTTCCATCAGGACCCACTGCTTCATGGGGTCGGTGACGCCCTTGCGCTTGGCGATCACGATCCCGGCCAGTGCGTTGTCGTTGATGCGCTCGGCCTCGGCCTCGCCTGCCCACTCGGCGGCGTAGAACTGCCCGCCGCGGTCCTTGCATTCGATGGCCAGCCGTCCGCCCCCGGAGGTGAAGACGTTGGCGATGTCACCCTTGTCCTTGTTTCCCGTCTTGACCTTCCGGTCGATGCGGGTGTCCTGCATTGCTTCGGCCAGGCCGTCAGCAATGAGCCGCTCGAAGCGGGCTCCGGCGGCCTTGGCCGTGGCCCTATTCCTCGCCAAGCAGGTTCACCAGGCCGGTGGGCTCGGCCTCCAGGGTGGCCAGGACCAGCTCGGTCCACTCCACGATCGTGGCGGCGTTGCTCATGGTGCGGCGGAACTGATCGTCATCGTCACCGGCGAACTCGAAGGGGCTGATCGCGGCGGCCGCGATGTTGCGCAGCTCCTCGATTTCCTCCGAGTCGAAGGTGAGCTGGACGCGGACGTTGGAGTCGCGGCCGACCTCATGGATGAAAGTGGTGTCACTCATGGGATTCCTATCCTTGGAAGTGCATGCGGGCCAGGTCCGAGTAGAGCGGGAGCATCCACTCGGCGCGGGGGTCTGCCTTGCCTGATCGGTTCTTGACGGGGCAGACAAAGGTCTGTTCTCCCCGGCGGTGCAGGGTGAGGATCGTTTCGGGGGTCTTGTCGAGCTTTCCCCTGATGCCGGACCTCGGGATGGGGCGGTCACCGTTGGTGTAGTCCCCCGTGGTGTGGTGCAAAGTGATCACCGCTGCCTTGGTGTCCCTGGACAATCCGTGGAGGAAGTCCAGGTTTCCCTGCAGTGCTGCAAACTCGTCGCCTTCGCCGGCGTACAGATTGGACAAGTTGTCCATCACGAACACGTCCGGGTAGATGCCGTACTTGCAGGCATATGCCTCGAACTCCTGGAGGACGTCGTCCCCGCTGGGCGAGGATCCGTAGGCGAACTCCATGTGGCTGGTCGAGGCGCGGACCTCGGCTTCGTAGCCGGGGACCGGACCCTTGCGCAGGTCACGTTCGATGTCGGACATCTCGAAGCCGGTGGCGATGGCACACGCCCGGATCCAGGTATCGGATTCGTTGGTGTCGGCCGAGTGGTAGAGGACACGGTTTCGCAGGCCTTCATCGTTGCCCCGCTGGAGCATGGACTGCACGATCGCAGACTTGCCCGTGCCGGGTGCGGCGGTGACCATGGTCAGCGTGCCCTTGCGGAAAAATACTTCGTTGGCGTTCAGGATCTGGAACGGGGAGAAGATAGGCTCCCCGGATCCCAGGTTCTTACGCCTGCCCTGGTTCAGGGACAGGATGGGGCAACACCCCTTCGCGGGTTCAGCTCAGCGTGGAAATGATGGCCACCATCTCGGACCAGAGTCCGAGGGTGCCGCACCGGGTGCAGACCATGGACTTGCCCTCGGCGGTGGCCTGCAGCACGAACTTGGCCCATGACTCGCAGCACGGGTAGATCGTGGGGCCGTTGTCGTCAAGGCAGGAGTGGAACGCCACCGCTACGTGGGTGGCGTCCCCCCTGTGCTTGTCCGACTTCGTGTGCTGGCTGTGACCGCACGGGACAGGGAAGTCCAGCTCAGTCAAGCTGGCAACGTCGACGTCGAGGGCTGTGCTCATGACTAGCGGATGAACTTCCACAGCTTGTGCGTGCCCTGGACCAGGCCCGGGTGGTTCACGTCGTCGGTCTTGGCCATGTGGTCCGTGGCATCCTTCGGCCGCGGATCCGCCCAGGCCTGCCAGGTGCCCTTGGCGGAGGTGCCGGAGACCAGCTTGGCGGGCATGCCGGCGACCATCGGGGCACCGGGGGTGCCGCCGGCCGGCGCAGCCGGAGCTGCTGCCGGTGCTGCCTGGGCTGCCTGCAGGGCTGCGAGCTGCGCCTGGAGGGCCGCCATGGGGTCCTCAGGAGCCACAGGAGCCGCAGGAGTGACAACGGGGGCAGCGGCCGGGGGTGTAAACGCTCCCGTGCTCACGGGGGCGTCCACGGGGCGTGCACCGAGGACATTGCCAACGGTGTAGTGGGCGGCGAAAGCCTCGTTCGCCCGGGCCAGCTCGGCGAAGGTGCCGTTGTGCTGGATCTCGGCGAGCTGCTGGTGGAGCTGCGAGGTGTCATCCGAACGGATCACAATCCACGGGGCGTTCGCGCCAGGAGCCTTGAGGGTGGTGGTGATGGGAGCTTCGGTCAAGATGAGTTCCTTTTCTTGGATCTAAACACGACAATCAGGTGTAAAAAAAAGCGTCACGTGGTGACGAGATATGGCTTGCCGCCCTTTTTCGACTGTCTTCGTGCGACAACGATCGGGCGCTTGGGGTCTTCGGTGGGGATCACCGCGCGGCGGTTCTTCCCCATCAGCTCCAGCATGACGTTCTTCATGCGCTGGGCTTCGGCGATGGCCGCCTTCTCGTCGGCCAGGGCCTGGCGGAACTCCAGCGCCAGCTCCGTTGCGATCTCCATGTCGACGTTGTTGATGTCGGGGTGACGCTCACGGATCATTTCGTAGGTATCGGTGCCGCCGTCAATGTCGGGCGGGGTTCCTTCGGCGGTGAGCTGGCCGGGGAGGGACTGGTAGAAGTCCCTGACCTCGTCGATCATCTCCTGGCCGCCGATGCTGTACCACTCTTCCCGGCCGGTCTGCTGGCTCACCACGGGCTTCGTGGGATCCCGCGGGACCAGGAACTCACGGTAGTCCCCCAGGGACGCCAGGACCACCAGGTAGCCGTAGTCCAGGCCAAAGCATTCGAGGTACCAGCGGAGCTGGGCGACGTACTTGACCGGACACATGTCGTTTTCCCAGCCGTAGCCGGACATGGAGGTCTTGATCTCCAGGACGGCCTCGACTTCAAGGACGTCCTCGATGAGCTGGCCGTCTTCGTCGACGATCTCGTACTTGTAGGCGAGCAACCGGTCAGGGTTTGCGCCGTGCCAGGGCCGCTCCTGATGGATCCAGGAGCCGGACACCTGCACGTCGAACTCGGGATGCATGTCCGCGAACTTCTCTGCCACCACCGGTTCAAGGCGGTGACCCCATTCGAAGAGGGGATTCGGCTCTTCCGGTTCCTCCTGAGTGAGGAAGCCGGCCTTGCGGTACCAAAGAACGTAACGGGATTCGAAGGAGTTGACCTGCATGATGGATCCGACCTCAGATCCGCCAATCACCTTCGTGCGGGCTTCGTGCCATTCAGGGCTGCCATCCTCGAATCGACCTACGAGTAATGCCGTCCCCAACTGGACCACCTCCCCCACCGTGGTCAAGTCACTTGTGGTCACGCGCCTCCATTCGGATACTCCGAGTAGTAGATAGTCACATTGCCGTAGGCCCCGTGCACGTGCGCATAGGACTTCTGGCCGTGTTCCGCTGCTGCCTGGTCGGCCCTGCTGAGTCGGAGCCGATCATAGATTTCATCACCGCTGAGCCAAACCTCGGCTTGACACTGGCCGTCAATCTTGACCACGGTAACGAATGGGACGTCAAGGATTGACTCGAACGATTCCTTGACGGTGAGGACTG